AATCCATATTCATTTACACCTTCAACTACTTTGCAGTCGCAAATGTCGACATGTCGCCAAATTGATAAATCATCAAACCCATAAATCCATAAACCCACAAACCAACAATTCAGCGCTAATCGAACAAAGCGCCGAACGCCACCCCGGGTTGACCCACACCCCGCCACCGCCTAATCTATTACCCACAAGCCACACGGAAAGGAAAAAAGCAATGAACGGCGACGGGTACGATGGCTTTTACCAAAAGACGCTTCTTAATTCCTTGAGGTTGAAGAGAATGTACAAGGGGGATGCATTCCAGCGGATTGCGGCTCTTTTGAACGATCCTCACGTCAATGTTGATGCTTTGATTGACCTCAGGCGCATTAGATGTGACAGGACTTATGACACCGATTTGAATGGTGTTGTTGAACATGCGCTTTCCACTTGGTGCGATTTTGCGCTGCACACTGATTACGCTCTCTTCAAGTACTCAAACAGCAAGATTCAGGTTTTCAAGGATTACGCAACCTTTGACACTCCGAGAATAAGTGTCCGGCTTGATGAGAAGGAATTCACTCTTTGGCGCGAGCGTTTCCTTGACTACCCAAAGGAGGCAAAATGATAACCGACGCATTCCACGGTGACGCATTCCAACGTTTCGCTGAATTCGTGGACCGCAACTTCATGAATGCAGAGCTTAAAAAAGCTCAGAAAGAGCTTCGCGAAGGTCTTGACGACTATGATACGGATTTTGAGAATGTCGCACTCAAGGCGCTCAATATCTGGGGTGAAGTAACACTTGCTCCAGAGTGGATCAGGTTCCATTACATTACGGGCGACGTCGTGGTTCACCGCAATTACGCGTTGTACGTGAACGGGGTCGACTCCTACAAACTCTCCGCCGAGGAATTCTATTGCTGGAGGGCACGATACCTTGACTGGTGAAACAACAGAGCCACTTCTGAGAATGTGGGATCCTGACAAGTGGCGGGATCGTGCCAACGACAAGGGATACGAATGCTCATTCGAGTATTCCAGCGACAAGCGCTACCAAATTCACTGTAGCGCAACGATTTACAGGCCACACGTCTGGGCGGAACTGATCAGAGAAGGGGATTATATTTATGGTTTTCTTCTGAAGAAGGGGTCTTTGAGTTGGCGCAAGGTGGAAGAAGCCGAGATTCTCAAATACTTCCCCGGAGACCTTCTTCCAGAATTTGCGGAGAAAAATGATCTTCCTCCGCAAGTGACAATTGAATATGGACAGGAATCACTCTTTGAAGAACAGGAGAAAGAAAATGAGTGAAGTTGCAGTTGTTGAAGAATACGTTCCCGCGCCCATGACGGCCATGGAAAAGGAAGATTCTCTCAGGGGCCAGATTTATGCCCTGAAGAATCCGGGTACCACGGTGGCCACGAGTTTCCCGGTGACTGACTCGAATTCCCTCAAGGTCTTCGAGCTCATCGGAACCGCAGAACCTCTTGAAGAGCATGTGGATGAAGCATTCGAGCTCGTGCATTATGTTGCACAGATTGTCGACTTCACCACGGATGACGGAACCCTTGACAAGGGAATCAGGATTGTGCTGGTCACGAAGGACCTCAAGGGTTTTTCGACGATGTCGGATGTTGTTCGGAGTGATCTTCAGACGCTCATTGGTCTTATGGGCGAACCCTCTGAATGGGCTGCGCCGATTTGGATCAAGGCGGTGAAGGAAAAGAGCAATAAGAAGCGTGAGTTCCTTACGCTTCGCGCGGCAGTGAAGTAATTGCAAGGAAAGGAGGGGCGGGCAGCTGAACGGCTGTCCGCCCTTTGGCCATGGATATTGGCGAGAAGCGCCGTCTCATCATGAATGAGATAAAGAAAGCAAGGCGCAAAATTAATCGTTTCATCAAAATGGGTGTGAAAGGGCGCAATCTATCTTTTGTTGAATTGCGCGACAAGAGTAAGATCGGAAGGTATACATCTAAGCAAGCTGATTTTTACCTTAAAAAACTTCAAGACTTCAACTCTCGAAAACATCAATATGTTCAGCTCGGTAAGGGCAAGTGGATTGAACGGGCAAAGTGGCAGAAGTACAAAGAAGCGGAAGCGCGCCATAATAAGCACGTACAGAATCTTCAAAAGAGGTTCGAGAAAATGCCAAGCCCCAATGAGTTTCTTTCAATGGCCGAGTTGCGCAAAATGACGATTCCGGATAATCCCGCGCGCACCAAGATGCCTTCGCCGAGCGATATTCATGAGGTTCATAGGACGCCCAAGAATGTGCCCAATGAAAGGGCACTGGAGAAACTTACGGATAAATATAATGAAGCGCTGACCAAAGAGGGCAAGAAACGCAAGGTTGAGTCATATAGACGAACTATTAATTCTATGCTCGATTACGTTGCCCCAGAATTGAGTGAACAGATTGATAAACTGACTGATGAGCAGGTTCGCATGTTGTGGGTTTACAACACGTATTTTGCCCAAGATCTTTCTCTATGGTACCTGACCGTCAAGGAGCGGATGGAGGCCAAGGATACTGGCGTGTTCCGAAGATATTGGGAAGGCACGGAGAAAAGCAGTAGAAAGAACGTTGTTGAGGGTCTGGAATGGGTCAAAAAACAAAAGCCGGGGGCGCGACACAAAAAACCGCGCTGAATTACGGTTTTGCTGACTTTGAGACCACTACCGATCCTGAAGATTGCAGAGTTTGGGCGTGGGGCCTTTGCGACGTTGACAAGCACGTCACGCCCGAACAATGCTTGCTGGGGAACGCCATTGAAGGCTTCCTTTCCGAGCTGGCCAAAGGTGTCTATGACAAGGTTTATTTTCACAATCTCGCTTTTGATGGGGATTTTGTTCTCTCATTTTTGATGAACCGCGGTTTCAAGGTGGTTGAAAAGAACCCGCAAAAAGGGGAGATATCTACGCTCATAAGCAATATGGGCAAGTACTACTCCATTGAGATTAGATTCCGGACCGGCACCAAAGTAACCCTGCTGGACTCACTGAAAAAACTACCCTTCTCCATCAGTGGAATTGCAAAAGCCTACAATCTCGCCGAGCAGAAGTTGCACATTGACTACGACGAATACAGGGAACCGGGGCATGAACTCACCGAGGATGAACAAAAGTACCTTGTCAATGACCTGTTGATTGGAGCCAAGGCCATTGCTTTGATGCTGGAAGAAGGAATGACCGCTCTCACGATCGGCAGCGATTCATTGAACACCTACAAGGCAATGATGCCAGCTTTTGTACGCCGGTTTCCTGAATTGCCGATTGAATATGATGATGATTTTCGATTGGCGTATCGTGGCGGTTGGACATATCTCAATCCCAAATATGCGAAACGGGTCGTTGGTCCGGGCACGGTTTATGACGTCAATTCTCTTTATCCGTGGGTTATGAGGACTCAACCCCTTCCGTGCGGTAATCCACGATGGTTCAATGGATTCCCGTGGGAGGACAAGGCTTTTATCATGTCCATCACTTTTACTGCCGAGCTGAAGGAGCGTCATTTTCCGATTATTCAGGTGAAGGGCAATCCAATGTTTGTACCCACTCAATATTTGGACAGGATTGAGGACCCGATCACCCTGTCGGTGACGAATGTTGATCTTGTGATGTGGCAAGAGCACTATGACATTGACATTCTTTCTTACAACGGTGGCTACTATTTTGAAACGGAAACAGGTTTTTTTGACGAATACATTGATCACTTCATGGAGATAAAAGCCAGCGCCACCGGGGGAAAGCGCACTCTGGCAAAACTTCACTTGAACAGTTTGTACGGCAAATTTGCCAGCCGACCGCGCGTAACCGGAAAATATCCTGTCCTGGAAGAAGGGGTCATCAGGCTCATTGAGGGGGAGGAACAGGTCAAGAAGCCGATATACACACCGCTTTCTGTCTTCGTCACCGCTTATGCGCGCAAGAAGACGATAGAAGCGGCTCAAGCAAATTACGACAACTTCATTTACGCCGACACCGATTCCATTCACGTCATTGGTGACGTGCCGGAAGGATCAATGGAGATTCACCCCACGGCTTTGGGCGCGTGGAAAAAAGAATACAACTTTGACTACGCCACGTTCTGGCGAGCCAAGGCATATACTGAACGTAAAATCGATCTAGAGAAACGGGAAGTGCTCGGCTACGAAACGCACATAGCAGGCCTCCCGCGAGAGATTGCCGATGAAGTGCGACTCGGCGATTACTGGGCAGGCCACGAGTTGACCGGCAAACTCCGGGCAAAGCGTGTGAGGGGCGGTACCGTGTTGGTTGACACTCCTTATCGAATAGACGTATGATTCTTCAAGGCGGGCGTCCGACGGGAGTTGCGGGGAGCCACCCTTGACCGGGCCCCACTCCGTCCGTGTGGCAGCGGCTCGGGCGCCGCGCCGCTGAACGTCATCCGTGGCCGCTGTCGGAAAGCAGGAGACATGGCAGAAAACAATGAAGCTCTTGAAGGACTGGAAGACGCCGAGGCCGATGAGACGTCGGAAACCGGTGAAACTGACGCTGAAAAAACCGAGAGCGCGGAGGCGACAGAGGGGGCGTCTCCCGAACCCGAGGACCAGGAAACCAGCGACGACAGCAGTAACTCCGGGGAGGCCGCGACGGCTGAATCCGCGGCCGAGCAGATTGCCGCGCTGGCGGCACGAATCGACGGAATCGCCTCCGAGATCGGCGAGATCAGGCGTTGGTTCAAGATGAGCACTGTTGACGACGGCGAGAGCGAAGAGGGGCCTGATGATCTTTCTTTTGAGGCGCTTGCCGACTTCATCATTGGATCAGACTGATCCTGTATTCAAAGAATTCGTTCAATCTCTCATAAGGAAAATGTAAATGCAGAAAGCAACAAACAAGCAGATTCTCGATACCATTCACGCCAACGCCTCGCCGCTTTACAAGATGTCCGTTCCTCAGGCAACGAGGACAAACATCAAGGCGTTGGGCAAGAAAATAATGAAAGACCGGAGCGTCTACAACGAATTCATGAACGCCCTGATCAACGTCATCGCCACCATCACCGTACAGGGGATGGACCTCTGGGAGAACCCACTCAAGGGCTTCAAACGCGGAAAGCTCGAAGCCGGCGGGCGCATTGAGGACATCTACGTCGGCATGGTGAACGAGGAAACCTGGTACGCCAACGAAGACTATTCCGACGGGGAGATTTGGAAGCGCAATCTTCCCCCGGTTGAGTCGCTGTTCTATGAAACCAACCGAACTCCGATGTATGAAATTTCAGTGAATCACTCTCTTCTCGGTCGCGCCTTTCTGTCCGATACAGGTCTTTCCGATTTTGTTGCGCAGCTGATGGCGGCGCCCCAGAAGCGTGATGAGTACAACGAGTTCTTGTCGATGGCTTCGCTTTTTGCGGATTACAACGACAACAATGGATTCCACAAGATTCATCTTCCGAACATCAATTCGCTTGACGCTGCCGAGTCGGACATCAAACAGGCCCTGAAGGTCTTTCAGGCCACTGCCGGAAACATGAGTTTTCCGGACACCAAATTCAATGCGTTGAAGGTTTTCCAGCATTCCAAGCGTGACAAGATGCATCTTTTCATCACCCCGGAATGTCTCGCGAACATCAATGTGGGGGCATTGGCCGTTCTCTTCAACATGGACAAAGCGGAGATTCCGTTCCGAATCCATGAGATTCGCCAACAGGAACTAAACATTCCCAACGCTCAGGCCGTGCTTGTGGATGAGAAGTTTTTCGTATGCGTTGACACGCTGTACGAGAATACATCCATTCAGAATCCGAAGGGATTGTATTGGAATTATTTCCTGCATCATCACGAGATTATCTCTTACTCGCTTTTCGCGAACGCGGTCCTTTTCACCAGCGACACTGTTGCGGAAACCAATCTGCCGACCTCCGAAATTGAATCCATCACGGCCGTGGTCGTCACGGACGTCGACGGGAAGCCCGCCACTGAGCTACAGCCCGGTTTCATGTACCGGGCTCGTGCCACCGCGAAAAAGAAGTCTGGCTCCTCTGAAGTATTGGAGGACATGATTCTCTACACCATTGACGACGCGAAGTCACAGCGCACCTATTGCACCCCGGACGGTGATATCCGTATCGGCCGGGATGAGCCGAACGGCACAATTCACCTCACCGCGAAAGCCTTTGACAGCAAGACGGTTTCCAAAACCATCGAGCTGACCGTCAAGGGCCAGAACATTGATTGGCCGAAGCCGTGAAACAGGCAAGCGAGGCCATTCAATTCCTGAAGGGGGCGTTGCGCGGCAGCCTTCCCCCAGGATGCTGGTTCGGACAGGACATCGGTGAACCCAATATTGTTATCAGGAATGGCAAGAAGGTTGACCTCAATTATGAGCACTCTTCCGGATATGCGCTTGACGTGATAGTTGTCCCGAAAGTAGGTCAAAGGGCCAAACCGGAGCAGCGCGCAAAGGCTTTTGCGATTGTCAATTGGTGTATTGAAAATGCAAAAGCCATTGGTCTACGGTGGCTCATCTGGGATTACTACGATGATCTTTGCGCCTGCTCCTACAATCCCGCTCGAGGCACTTGGAAGCGGCTTTACAGGGGAGGGGTGTCGGAGGCTCATGCTGATCATGTTCACATTTATCTTGATGGCTCTGGTTCTTTCAACAATCTTGTGATGACCGCTTTGAATCGTTGGAAGAATGCTGGGAAGGGGGTGAAAGAATTGACCAAGGAGGAACTTCATTCGGAACTCAACGAGAATCCTATGTTGAGCTTGATCGCTTCCCGCGTCGGGGCGCTGGAAACGGTTACCGAGAAACTTTTGACTGAATTGATCGAAGAGATTAGGCAGCTTCGTGCCACCGTATCTTGATTTGGTTTTCGCAGCCTCCGTGCTCGCCTCAGTGGGTGTACTCTACGGACACCTACTGGGCCGAGTGAAGGAACTGGAAAGCAATCTGAAACACGAAAACAATAGAATAAACAAACTCTGGGCCGCCTACCGCCGTCTTGTGGACATGTACTACAGGTACAGGCGGGAAAACAGCCCGGAGCCACCGGAACTAGAAGATATCTGGAAGGAAAGAAATGCTTGAAGCAATGTCTGTGCCGGCCATTGTTGCAATGGTCAACGCCGTGAAGAAGTTGAATCCGCCCGCGTGGCTGCTGCCGTTCGTGGCCGTGCTGCTGGGCGTGGCCGCGCAGTGGCTGGACCCCGACCCGGCCCGTATCTGGCAGGACCGTGTTGCCAAGGGCATCATCGCAGGTCTCGCGGCCGCGGGCCTGTATGACGTCACCCGGCCTTCTGGACAGGGCCCTGCCCGCACCGTATAATCGCACGTATGAGCGACAAGGCAATCGTCCCCGACCCGGACACCTTCAGGGTGCCCGGGTCGGCCTTTTCCTACGATCTTTGGACCGCCGGAACAGAGGTGTTCATCTGCAATGTCCCGTGGGATGCCGAATACAACAACGTCGTCAAATTCAACACTCCGGGAGAACTCAAGGATTACCTCAGGGAATCACCGGGCAAGCACATAAGGCTTGACAACATATCCTATGCCCGTCCGGACCAGGACATCATTCTTGACATTCCGGTGAATGAGGCCTTCAAGTACAATTACATATGGGTGCACAATGATGCAACCCACAATGACGTTCCTGCGGATTGGTTCTATTTTATTCGTGGCGTTTCGCACATTGCACCGCAAGCAACTGCTTTCCATCTACAATTGGATGTCTGGCAGTCTTTCACGTGGGAATTGGAACTCGGCCGTTGTTTCATTGAACGCTCCCACTACGCCTTCAAGGTAAGTGGGGTGGATTCAGCGGACCAAATCAAGAATCTTCTGGTTCCTGAAGGTTTGGACCTTGGCTCCGACTTGGTGGAATACTTCTATGACATAAACCAGATAAAGGCTCCCGAGGCCCGGGACCCGTATTCAATTGTTTTCCTTGCTTCTGCTGACTTGACCACTTCACCGGGAAGTGTCGACAACCCAGTCTTGGCAACCTCCCAAGGCACTCAAGTCATTCTTCACACCAATGTCAGACATGTTGGCGTCAACAACCGTCAGGAACATAAAACCTATACCGTAGGAATTGGGTCAGATATTTGGCTGTGCCCGATAACGGAATTCTCTTCCGCTCTGGCGGCGCTGAAAGATGCCCCGTGGGCGTCAAAATCGATTTACGGCTGCTATTTGGTTCCCGGTCTGGGTCGTTCTTCCGGTTATCCGTCGACGTCTTTTCTCGGCTCGAACAACTCAATCAACAAATTGCAGGGCGGTGCGCGGGATTACAACTTGACGGTTGTGAAGGACATGTATCAAATTGCGCGGAATTATCTCCCGCCAAGGTACAGGGGCCTTTCAAAGCTTCTCACTTCCCCCTACAACGTGATCGAAATGACAACGTTCACGGGGACTTCGGTGATTCTCAAGCCGGAATTCTTCGCAACCAAGGAGCTTTCCGTGCGGGTCGGGATATCGAATATTCCGCCCACTCCGCGCACTGTTATTTTTCCCGTGAATTATATGCGGCGTGACTTGAAGGACATGTATTCCGGAGCTTATCTGGACTCGGCGACATTGATTGCAAACTTTCCTTCGCTGCCGATTGTTTCGGACTCGTACACGGCTTTCATGGCGGAGAACAAGAATTCCCTTGCATTCGGTTACGCCTCGGCTGATTGGGCTTCGCAGAAGGCCAACATGGGAGCGTCAACGGCGTTTTCTCAGGCAATGCTTGGAATCAATGCCGCCAACCAGCAGGCCTCCCTCGGGCAGCATGTGAACAACATGAATGCCGGCCTGGCATCCGACATGAATCTTGGGAAGAGCATCCAGGCCGGCGCAAATTCAGCAATCAATGGTATCGCGTCTGCTTTGCAGGGTAATGTTGGCGGAGGTCTTTTCTCGGGCGCAATGGGCGTTGGCAACGCGTTCGTGGATTACAACTTGAATCAACATCAGATTACACAATCCACAGCAATCAGCAATCATGAATTGCGTGAATCCAATGCCATCAACACGAATCTTTCGCGGCAGATTGCGAACAGCAATTTGTCGCTGGCGAAAGCGGTGGCATCGGGCGACAGGGCAATGGCAATTCAATCCCTGAACGCTCGTGTACAGGACGCCAAAATGCTTCAGCCCGGCGTTTCCGGACAGCTGGGCGGCGACTTCCTCACCCTTATTCTTGAGCAAGGGTTCACCGTCAACTTCCGATTCAAGCGGATTGACGATTCCGCTCTTGCCCGCGTGGGAGAGTATTGGCTGAGATACGGCTACGCCCTGAACCGATACGCAAAACCATCCACCCTCACCCCCATGTCCAACTTCACTTACTGGAAAATGGCAGACGTGAATTTTGCACGATTCGACTGTCCCGAATTGTACAAGAACACCATTGCTGGCATATTCATGCGTGGCACCACTATTTGGAAGAAGCCCCGCGATATTGTTTATCTCGATATTGCGGACAATGAATTGACGGCCCCGAAGGAGGTTTTGTGATGGGGAAACACCGCTCCGGCCAGAACCCATATGATGCTTATTCGCGCTTTCTGCCCAGGAAGAAACAATCCGCTCAGGCCGCGCGGGCCATTGGGTATTTTGACAAGCTGTATGAATGGTACATGGCCCGCGTTGAGTGGGAAGGAATGCCGAAAGAGATAGACCGCCGATACATTGAAGACGCACTTGCATGGGGTGGCCTGGTTGTATTCTACTTTGATCCTCGACTGGGCGAATTCGTTTGCCTTTCCGCGACCCAGACCAATGCTTTGGACATGTACGGGAATCCGACAGAATTCCTCACCAATCCACGCGGCGCGTATCAACCGGTGCGGCTTTCAATTGACGATTGCGTGCCCATTTGGGGAACAAATTCCCGCGTGGGCGTGATCGACAACCTCATGGATTTTTCCGAACGCCTTGGCTCAATTGACACCACATTGGACATCGTGGTTCAAGGAATGCGCGTGACCAGGGTGATCACCTGCCCTGAGGAACAGCGCCACACCTACGAACAAATAATGAAGGAACAGTCGGACGGCACTCCGGTTATTTTCGGGTATGATTCTCTGGACATATCCGCAATCAGCGCTCTGGACCTGAAAATAGATCCCAACATTCTCCCCAGATTGAGGCATGAATTCAACCAGGTCTGGAGGTCGGCAATGACCTTCATGGGGATAACTTCGGTGAACGAGGACAAAGCTGAACGGCTTGTTGCGGATGAGGCCTCCGGGCAGGACGGGCAGGTTTTGATATCCCGGAATTCTTTCATTCAGCCACGTAAATTGGCGGCTGATGAGATAAACCGCAAGTTCGGGCTGGACATCCGGCCCAAGTGGTGTTTCGACCCAGAGTCCATTCCCGACCTTTTGCTCACGGAAAAGGATGGTGCTTTGAATGTCTAGATACACGATGCCATTCGCCACCGCGTTGGATTACGCGAAGAAAATGGGAATCCCGACCGGTTTGGAGGATTACCCGATTTTCGACGAGGAATACCGAACGCGTCTGAACGGTTTGATTGTTGACACCTACATGTTCAGGGAGATTGGTTACGAATCCCCGGAAATGTTTTTCAAGGCTCTGGCCCGTAAAATGCGGATGATAATGCCCACGATGAATCGCGCCTATCTCGCAATCAAAACCGAGGACGGCACGATACTGGACACCTATCGAAGCCACAATCGAACAACTGGGACGTCGGAAACCAGTGGCTCCGAATCAGGGAACACCAAGGCGAAGAGCACCACGTCCAGCGGCGTGATCAATTCAAATTTTCCTCAGCAGATGCTTTCCAGTCACGGAGATTACGCGTCCAGTGGCACCCAGAACGTCACCGAGGGCGACAACACCACGAATTCCACCGGGTCATCGGCGACAAACAACACCAATACGCAGACGTCCGATTCCTATGGGCGTAGTGGTTCGTATGCGCAGTTGCTGAATGAGTATTTTGAGTCTTTCGTGAACATTGATGAAGTCGTGATTGCGAGGCTGGCTCCGTTGTTCATGGGAATCTGGGCCGGTCAGGATTCCTTCACGGCCTCCGATTCAATTTTCGCGGATGTTGCATACCCCTATCCCTACTACCCCTTCAAGAGATAAAATGCCTGACAACAATGAATGGATCATCAACCCCCTGCCCGAGATTGGCCCCATCAACTCCGTGGTGCCATGGACCTACGGCGACGCATATTCCTTCCTTGAGATTCTCACGGAAACCCGCGAGAAGATGCAAGAGATTCTCAAAGGCTTCAAAATTCAGGACAAACATATTCGCGACTTCGTGAATGACTCCTCGAACAAGATCAACGAATTCGTGGCAAAATTCGTCCATCACACGGTCACGGAGGACGACAAAGGGATCATTCATTTTGCCATGATGAATGGGTCTGAGGTACTCACGTACACGACCAAGCAGTTTGACAAAGTTTTTAGCGAATATAAGGGTGCAACTGACGCGCGAATAACGTCAATTCAAGAAGAACTCCAAACGACTCTCACCAAAGCGCAGAGAGACATGAACAATGCACTCGCCGCGCAGAATGAGCGACTCGTCAAAAAGATTGAAGACGGCCTTGCCGAAGAACATGCTTTCGCGGAAAAGAAAGCAAACCGGTACTACCACGTCGTCACCGACTACGGTGCCAAGGGCGACGGAACAACAGACGATTCCGACGCCATCGAGAAAACAATCACGGCGGCCGGAAAAGGCGGCCACATTTATTTTCCGAAAGGCACCTACAAAGTAACTCGGACGCTGACTTTCCTGCCCGACCAATACATTGAAGGCACCTCTGGCTCATGGGGGGACAATGTCCCGAACTCCGCGATCAAATTCGATATTCGCGACGGCAAGGGCGTGTACTGTGAATACGGGAATGTTTTCGAGCGCATGCGATTCGACGGGCCGGGATTCAACATTCTCGGCGCCATCGGCTTGCATGTCAAAAGCTACGCAACCGTCCGCGACTGCGGATTCTACCATTGGGATCGTGCCGTGTATTGCGAGCAGAACTGGTACTCTGAAATAGAGCGATGCAAATGGTACTGGAACAACTGCGCAATAGACATCAACTACTGCTACAACATCGCTATTGTCGAGCCGCACATAATAGCCGACCGTGGCGACAAACGAGGCGTCGACGGAATCCGCGTCCGTGAAGGCTCCATGGTCCGAATCACAGGGGGTGCGATCGAGGCCTACCAAACCGGTATCTCAATGGAAGCCAATTGCGCTGTCTATGTTTCGGGTGTGTATTTTGAGACCGACAAGCAGATTACTGCTGAGCAGCGGCGCGGTGTGCATTTCAAGGGTGGAAATTCGTCCCTGACGATGATCGGATGCCAGGTTTATGTGCCCAATCACAAGGCTTTTGTGGACGCCACTACGGGCGGCGCTGGTGAGAACATCAACATGATCGGAAACTTCTACAAGGGTGGCGTCGCAAACGAGGATGCTGGCTTTATTATTGACACCAATGAGGCCAACCCCGGCGCCATGCAGATCGTCGCTATTGGTGAGAACAACACCAATACATCGCACAACGCCTACCGTTACGTGCGTCCGAAAATGGTTGAGTCCGGCATTTACACGTTTCCTTATCGCGCATTCCCTTCGCGCGGCGGAAACAAAACCACTGTGGCTGGAAAGAACTTGGCTGTGCCGCTTGGCGGCTCCGTCGTGACCGGCTACGGGGAATCGCTTCCCTCTTTCGGAGACGAAAAGAATATGTGGGGTGCAATGTTCTGGCATTCTGGAAAGAACAAGCTCTGTATTTTCACCCCCGACGGCTGGAAGTACGCCGACGGAACGAGCGTGTAAATGGCATTCGGCACCGCTGAACTCAACGTGACAATCCATGTACTGGGATTGGTGGAATCCAATCTCAGCTACACGGATATATACACGGGGGATCCCATCACCATCGGCATTATGCAATGGTATGGGGTCCGCGCCGGACGCCTGATATCACGAATACGCAAATACGACCCGGTGGGCTATGCAATGCTCCCCAGCAGGCTGAAACAAAAGCTGGAATCCCAGGGACCGTCGAATGAATCATGGAATAGCCTTTGGCTGAGGAAAGAGGAATTGCAGCCAATCAGGAATGTCATGGTTCGCCCCCTGGTGAAATGGGTCCAACACGTAACCGCGAACCAGGACATGGGCGATTACCTGGTTCGAGCCAAAAAACTCGGCATTGATCCCGACGTGGTGCCCAAAACCGCAATAATGTTCATCGTCAGCAATCATCAATGGCCGGTGGGCACGAACAAAGCGGTTAAAATTGCGGGTGCCAATCCATCGTTGGACAAATACATGTCGGCTCTTCGTGCCGTTGGCGGCTCGTTCACCAAATACTGGTCACGCTACACGAAAGCCAGAGCGGCAATAGACAAATGGGACACGTCTCCGCCTTTCAAGGGATACACAATGAAGCCCGGAATGCGGGGCGGTGTAGAAGTCGACCCTTATTCAGGTGACACTCTCCCCGGCACGCCGGGCGGGGACGATGGAGGAGGGGGCGGAGACCCGACTCCCGAACCGAAACCCCCGGATGACAACGACAATGGTGGCTCAATAGAGGTCAAATATCTTCATGAAATAAACGGCACAATGTGGGCTGTTTTTAGCGATAACAAACGCCAGCAGTTCTCGAAGGGCTATGGTGGAATATGGCGGCCGAAAGGCCATAAATCCTCCGGCCGTGTTCCCGGTTCGAATGACGATGACGACACGCCACCGACGCCGCCCGATCCGGGCCAACCGTCCGGGAAGTTCTCGTTGCCCGTGGCGAAGGGTAAATACCGCATATCTGCGGTTTGGGGTGCAACAGGGGCATGGGCGCGATATCACACGGGAACGGACTTCGCCGGTGCGGCCGGCACGCCGCTGCTGGCCGTCACCGATGGTGTCGTGGTCGGCGACACGGCCGGCTCGTGGGCCGGGAATCACGTGGCCATCCAGTCCACGGCCACGGGGGAGAGCTACATGTATTGCCACGCCAGCAAGGTCCTGGTGAGCAAGGGCCAGAAGGTCACGGCCGGGCAGACTGTGGCATTGATGGGGCAGACCGGGCGCGCGTTTGGTGTGCACTGCCATTTCGAATACTACCCCAAAGGCATCACGCCGGGCAATATTTATTCCTCCAAGGACTGCATTCCTTGGTTGAAGCGTTTGGGGTTGAATCCGTGAGCAAATTCTACTGCTTTGATGCAATGGACGCGAAGAATGGCACCTACAACTTTGTTGTTGGGGGGCGTGGAATCGGCAAGACTTATGGAGCCAAGAAGAAAGTCATCCTCGACTTCCTCCGCTTGGGGCATCAATTCATCTATCTGCGCCGATATAAAGAAGAGCGAATGGCCGCAGGCAACTTTTTCGCCGATATCGGGCAGGAATTCCCTGATGACGAGTTCAGAGTGCATCAGCACGAGTTGCAGCACAAAACGCCCGATGACAAGTGGGAGACAATGGGCTACGTCATCGCTCTGTCAACCGCTCAGAAGCTCAAGTCAAAGGTATTCAATGAAGTCCATACCATTATCTTTGATGAATTCATTCTTGAGAAGGGGTTCACTCGATACCTGCCGCAAGAAGCAAGTGCATTCAACAACTTCTATTCGACCGTGGACCGGTGGAACGACCGCGTGAAAGTGTACTTTCTCGCCAACGCTGTATCCATCAACAACCCCTACTTCGTTGCCTACAAGATAGACGCGGACAGGGAATGGGTGAAACGTAAGCGTGGCTTCATTGTTGTTCATTTTCCGCAATCAACTGAATTCAACAATGAGGCAGAGAAAACCAAGTTTGGGCAATTCATAGCCGGAACGGAATATTCCGATTATGCGCTTGGGAATCAATTCGCGGACAACACGCCAAAAATGATTGGCGAAAAACCGCCTTCCGCACGCTACTTCTGTTCTGTTGAGATTGAAGGATATTGGGTATCCTTGTGGAAATTCGAAAGACAAGGAAAACGTTGGTTTTACGGGTCGTCAAAGCAGCCACGAGAAACCATTGAATTCACAATGGACCCGCAAAAAGTTACTGAAGAATGCGTCTACTTGGCAAAGAATGCTGACTTGACAAAAGCATTCCGAACAGCTTTCAGCCATGGTCGAATGCTTTTTGACAAACCTGCAACACGCAACCAATTCCTAAACATTTATTGACAAAAAAAAGGCCCCGCATTACGCGGGGCCTTTCAGTCAGTCCGGAATCTTTTCCTCAATGAATTCCAAATACTTTTCATGAGCGGACAGCAGAGTAGCACTCATATGCAGGTAGTCATCCATGGTGATAAAGTCATGAAGAAACAAGCTTCCAATCATGGAAAGTGCCGACTCCAAGGATTTTTCACATTCCTCCAGTGCGCTGCTGAAGTTTTTGCGGACGAAACTGGAGTGATGCTCGCGAACGTTATCTTTGACTTCCTTCAAATTCTCAATAAATTCATCCAGCATAAATGAGTTCCTTCCATTCCTTGATCTTGAAGATCAACGTATCACAGCGCCGTTTTGCAGTCGCGGCAGCATCCGCTTTCATCTCACGGGCTTCACGCGCAGTAATCTGATCGCCTTCGTACAGCCGTGAAGCCAGATAGGCCTTGTGTTCGTACTCATCCTCGATCCCGAGCAAAACTCGCTCGGGGAACCACCTCATGCGCGAGTCCTTGATCTGATCGAGCATTTCGCGCACGTCTGCAAAACACTTCAGATTCATTCAATTTACCCTTTCTTGAGGGGGTGGCGCCTGGTGTGGCGCCACCCTGATTTGTTGATTCAGTTCTCGTCGTGGCTGGTGTGGAACCACCAGGCGAGCCCGATACGCACATTCCTCATGGCCTTTTCAACGTCTTCCAGCACGATGTCCAGCCTCTTGGTCAGCCTGTCGTAGAGCCTGTCCAGTTCCTTGTCGTGGCAGCCCTCACAGCACTCCTTGGCCCGTTCGGCATCCGCAACGAACTCGGCATGAATGTAGGTGACGGTGAGTGCGAGACAGTTTCTGGCGTCGTGGCTTTCGATGTTGTTGATTGCGCTGAAGGTGTTCAACAGCGCGTAGTGGATGTTCTGCTTCATTTTTCCTCCTTGAAAGCTTCTATCAGAAGCTTGATTCGTTTGACGGCCAGTTTGATGGCCTGTTGTTCGACGAATTCCCGTTCCTCTTCCGGGAGTTTTGTTGCGTGAGTCATTGACAGCTTGTGTCGGTGAAGCGTAAATTCAAGGTCTCTCAGACCTTGACGCCTCATGTCGAGTTGTGACTTGCCAATGATGTCTCTGGCCTCGTTGACCAGATCATTGAGACTCACCGCATGAGCTCCCGCTCCCATTTTTCTTCGCGCTTCCGAAGAGCCTTGGCGTAGATGGCCTCCAACGATGCCAGTTCCTCCATCGCCTTTTCGACGTCTCGACGAATTTGATCGAACACAATGTTCTCCTATGGATATTTGTGAATCGTGACCTCTGTTGAGTTTTCATCCTCGTGGTCAAACTCGGGTTCCGCTGTTCTGTTTCTTCCCTTGTTTGACCTTGTGCCTCTAGGCTACCACCTAAATTTTCTGGCTGTCAACTCTGACGCTAGAAAATTTTTTCTCGGCGTTTCGTTCGATTAAGTGGTTGTGGAATGAAAAAAATCCGCTCCCCGGCGGAGGATGACCGGGGAGCGGTGCAAAGAAAGCTTGTGATCAGCCCTCGATGGCCTTGCGCAACTTGGCCTCACTGAAACCATACAGGCGGGCAACGGCCTCCACGGGAAGCCCGTGAGACTCAACGTCCTGTGCGGCGGCTGCCAGCGCCTCGGCCTTGGCGGCGTCAAAAGCGGCCCGGGCCTCGGTCCACTGCTTGATTGCGTCGATGTTCATGATGTTTCCTTCCGTGTGGTTGTGATTATTCCAGTGTAATAGTGGGAGGCTTTGATGTCAATCTTCACAGCAGAGCGTTGTCAGTCGGTGGGAGAAGCCCCGGCGAACCTCTTCACGGGCCGCCTCCTCCTGCTGTGGATCGAGGCCGGCCTTCACCGTGTCCATGGCGATCGCCATCAGTCGTTGCACCGTTTCAGCGCCCATGACGTTGTAGGCGTGCTGTAAATCAAGAGTCATGGGATGGACGATTACGCCGTAAACCAAAAAATAGACTAAAGAATGAAAACAGCCTACTTCCTCATAATGGTAAAACAACGCTGATTTGAGCTCTGTGCATATCTCATTGAGTTCTTCATTCCAATAGCCTTGCGCAATAATGTGCCATCCAACTTCACGCAAGTCATCATAGTCCAATAATTCATCTTCCATTTTGTTTTTCCTTTCCGTGTGGCTTGTGGTTATTAGATTAAGTAATGGCGGGGAGAAGATCAACCCAGTGGTCTGTTCGGTGATTTGTTCGATTGTGCACGAATTGTTGGTTTGATGATCTGGTGGTTTGTCGATTTGGTGACATGTCGACATTTGCGACTGCAAAGTAGTTGAAGGTGTAAATGAATATGGATT